CTTGCCTTCTTTGAATGCTGCATATGCTTCGTTTACATCTTCTACAGTATAATCTGGATATACGTTTTCGTCAACTGTTACATGATCACCTTTTGCTTTCAAGTAACGGCGGAGACTTAAATCTACATCACTGCCCATTGTGGCCAAAGGATCTTCGTGATATTGTTCGTCAGGTTCGGTGGTGGCAGTTTCAAAACCGCCGTCGTGTTCTGCTTCGGTTGTAGCTTGCGGCGAGATTATTTCAATGTATTGTCTCATGCCATTGGGCTGATTGACCAACGAATTAGGTCTAACATCAATACCTGCAAGTTTAATAAGATCGTTCAAGTCCATGTTATTTTACCTTATACTCTGTTGCTAATTTTGACTTCGGTTGTTTTTTTACAAATGCTTTGATAAAATCATCGCCATAATAATCTTTATGCTTGATTTTTTCAGCTTCTTTATAATTAGAATCTGCTAGTAAACTAGTAGGCTTTTTATTTTCTTTTTCTACTTGTTCGTCTTGTTCTATTAGATCGCCTTCAGCTTTGTAATGAACACGCAATGCTCCTAAAGGAACACCTGTTGCTCTTGAAATTTCTTCATGCAGTGTATAAGGAGCAACAGATAGCTTTGTTGCTACATCTAATGTATACACTTCGGCAGGACCAACATCACCGAATCCAGCTGGACTTTTTTGAAGAATGCTTTTTCTTGGAGCACTAACACTTTCTACATTATACTTGGTCAAAAATCTTTCAAGCTTGCTTAGTTGGTCGTCTGACATTTCGACGATTGTTCGAACTATAAACTCGTATGTTTTTTCGCTTTCAGCTAGATATTGTGCTAAACTCTTCATTGTATTTGATCCTTATTGTAATTATTTATCAAAAGTCTTTATTTTGTTTTACCTTGGCAATTACTTCATTTATTAAACTATTTCTATCAAATTCTTGTGCTTCACCTTCAATTGAGCTGTCATCTACTTCTTCGTTCATTTTTGCTAATTGTATTTCAGCCTTTTTTTCTTCAAGATCGAGTTTGCGTTTGCGCATTTGTAATTCGATCATTTTAAGTTTTTTATCCATTTTGGCTGTTTTTGCTGTGATAGCATTGGTCATCATTTTACTTGCCACATCAAAAACTGCTGCAGCATGTCTGTCTTCAACATTTTGTCCTAAATCCATTAAATCTTTGAAAGCATTCATAGCCTTTTGTGCATAATCATCCATATCCTTGTCAAGAGTATCTAGATCTCGAACCGCAGGAAGTGCTTGATCTATTTTGTCGGCAATTTCTAATGTAGTTCGTAGTTCGGTCAAATTGTTATCGGTATCACTTTCGTCGCTCAGCGAAAATTCTTCTGCGTCGTTTACGCTAGGTAAGTTAAAAATTTCTTCGATTTTTCGGCTCATTTTCTTTTTTTAGGATTGTTGAATAACTCGTTCTCGGTTAGTATTCTAAACCCCACTCCTTGTTTAGTGGCAAACGCTTTAGCAGCTTGCCATTTTGCTTCATTGACAATAGCTTGTGCTTTTTCCGTAACGCCTCTTGCTCGGCCCATAATTTGTCCGGACGGTTTTATTTCAATAAATTCTGCATTTCTAATTCCGTTTTTATCTTCATATACTATAAAAAAATCCGGAACATACGAACTGCTTTTATTGGTAAGAGGATTAAAATACGGTATTCGATGACTTTCACTTGCCCATGCTACAATATTAGGATGAGAATCACACACACGCATGAACTTTAATTCCCAGCCGCTACGATATCTAGGTAAATGTTTACCTATATACTTACTGGGATTTTTAGGGTCAAATATTCCTTGCTGCCAATGTGCCATTATGTGTGTATTTATCGAATCATAATGATTCAATATTGATATGTTCAGGCTGGAATCTAGCAGTCCACATTACAGGCTGACTATCAGCGTAAGATAAATTATCATGAGAAACGTCTGTCATAGTGCAATTATACATGATGATACTTCTTGCGGCAGTAATACTAGCACCATCTCTGGCATCGATAGTCGTTACCCTGATTCTTTTAAAGAAATAACGTTGACTTGCAGGTACTGCTTTTGCACCAAATATACCGTTTTGAAATCCAGCAGTTATTGTGTCATACGCATCTACATTAGTGTCGGGCAGGTTATGTCCATGAAAGTAATGTCTAGCGTATGCTACTAGTATATCTTGAAATAAATTATCTCTAGTGTCATAAAACTGAATAGTACAAGGATTAATTTGTAATCTAGTAGCCACTGTTCTAGGTCTATTATATTGGTTAAAAGTAGATACGTTGTAATCGTAATCGGGCATTGTAACTCCTACCACTCTTTCAAACGTCGGACTTTGTCTGATTATTTCTGCTCGACCTAAGTCGATACCTTCTTCAATAATAAAGTCGACATTGAAATTAAATCGCTGCCGCGGCATTTTTAATGTGACTAAATCATCAACACCATAAATGTCCGCGGCACGATTATAAAAGCCGGTTGTGGCAGTACTTACGCCCATGTTTTACCTATTAACTACCACCAGTTGCATTAACTAGTGTCTGGTCTTGGTCTGCGCCAGTTAGTGTTGGGTTACCAGCAGCATCGTAAATTTCACAGTTGTCGTACTGAATTGTGATTTGTACAGACACAGCATCACTAGTGCTATAATTCATGTCTCCGTATGCGATATTTTGAATATAGCAACCTGCAAGTTCAAATCTATCCAGTACACCAGGTGCAGGATTTCCGCCATCTAGTGTTTCTACAACAGTACGGAATTTATAAGCGGCACCGGCTTTTACACTGCTTTGTAGTGCGTGGTCCACTTGTCTATTCATTTGGTTGTTTAATTCTCGTAGTACCTGACTGTCGACATCGTCGCGTAGTACGACGTTGACTGGTTGCCAACTGTGCTTACCTGCCATATAAATTCTACTATTATAAGCATCAATCTGCACTGGGTCGTGTTGTAAACTAGGTCTGTTTACACTTATTACATTTCTTGTTGGGGTATTGCTGAAAGCATCGCCAATGAATGTCACACGAAAACGATACTGCAACTTTGGCATAATTGTAGTAGTATTTCCTGCGTTATCTGGCACACCCAATGTTGTTAAAACTGCCATTTTGATCTCCTTGTACCGGCTTTACAATATTTATCAAATTTTTGTCAAAAATATAGGCGCCATTACAGCGCCTATTAAAGTATATGTTAATTATACTGTTGTAGCTAATGTGCCTGTATTGACGATACGAATTGGAATGTAAATAAACTCTGTTGACTTAGCAGGTTCAATTGCTACGTCAATATATAGTTCATTTCTATCAATTCTAGCCGGTGTATTGTTTGATTCATCGCACACAACTGCGAAATCGTAAATACCTCTACGACTCAAAATGTCTGCTAAGAAACGCTCGAATACTAATTTAGCACGTTCTCTTGTTTGCTGGTCATTAATTTCAAACAAGAATGGACGAGCTAGGCTATCAAATCTTTCACGCAAGTAAGCAACTAGACGTGCAACATTTACTCGATCGAGTGCACTAGTAAATGTATGCAGTGTCTTTTGACCGTATATAATTGTGCCTTGTCCAACAAAAGTTGTAATTGGATTTAGTTTATTCAGATACATTGCATCTCGCTGACCTTGTGTTAATGAAATTGCTTTAAATTCATTTTCACTTGTCAAGTATCCAACCGCGCTTGCGTTTTGCACAACACCTCTAGTTGTTCCGGCTGGAGGGAACCATACATAACTAATATTGTCATTATATGCATAGGTGTACAACGCCATATGTTCTGGCGGAACAATAACAGTTCTACCATTTAATGGTTCTGTTGTAGCACCAGCTGGATAGTACACTGCACTATATGTATTGTTAGTTACTAATCCGTCTTCACCGTTTTCACTAGCAACTCCTGCATTTTGTACCCATTGTACTGCTTGAGTTGGGTTTTTGCGCATAGGTGCACCTAAGATAATAAAGGCAGTTTCACCTCTATCACTATTCAGATTAACTAGTTCGTCTACTAGTTCTGGATATCCCGGTGCTGCTAGTAGACTAAAGGTGTACTGCTCATCGCGCAAATCTTCTCCTGCAACCACTGCCTGCATTTCAGTTGCAATATAAGCACGTTGCGCATATCGGCCGAATCGACCGCTACCATCTGCATGATTAGAAACTCCGTTTCTCCATGCAGATCCATTCCACACACGAACAGTATTTTTACTTTGCGCCATGTTTACAACCATCATACCAGCTGGATAGATACTGTGAGATGGTGTTACGTTTGCAATTGTGGTAGCATATCCTGCGTTAGAGTTGTCGGCTGCAGTATCAGTTACGTCAACAAAAAGAACACCATTATTTGTAGTTTGATCGGTGTTATTGTGTGTTACCCAAATACCTGCACCTGTGTTGTAAACTTTGATAACTGGGAAACTACGTTCTGCACTTTGTCCAAATCCCGCATTACTTGTATCAACCCACACGTCACCATTGGAAGGAGCGACCGGTGCAACGGTGCTGTAAGTTGCAGTTACCGGCTCGTATCCGTTGATGTTTATTTTATACAAATCTAAATAACCAACGGTTGAACCACTTGATGTAGTAGTGATTGTATCATCAAACCAAACTGCACCAGTTGCTGGCGTAGCTGTTGGCAGACTTGTTTGTATAGACTTAGCAAATGATGCTAAACTAATTGGAGCCTTCGAACTGTTGATTCTTTGTAACAATACTGTTGCAGTGGTATTAGCGCCCAAATCGAGCAAGAAATTTCCTTCAATTGCAGTTGAAGTAGTCAATGCTGTGGTGCTGCTTCCGTCTTGTGGGAAGAAATCACCAATGCTTGCACTTAATCCTGCCACTTGTGCGGTAGTTACACCCTGCACAGTGCTTGATACAAAAGATCCTGCGGCGGTTGTATACACAGAAATGGCTAGATTAATACCGTTGCCTGGAGTAGTTGTTTTGATCCAAACATCGCCATCGCTCGGACCGACCGGTTGTGTAAAGTGTCTTTGATAGTACACAGTTCTTGCATCACTGGTTGCTGCATCATTGTTGAGTTCTTCCCAACTTCCGCTAACACCAACAAAATACTGTAAACCTACTGATCCTGTAGGATTGCTGTGTACAACTACTAAGAATCCGCCATTTACTACTGTAGCGGAAGGAGTATAAGTTCCTACACCACCGGTTACTTCTGCAGCACTTGCACTATCATTTACTTCTACTGTTGGGATTTGATAAACCCAAGTAGCGGTTGTTGCGTCGTATTCGTGAATACCATATGTACTTGCATCTGTGTCAAGCCATACAGTATTATTTGTACTCCAATCACCGACGGGTTCTGTTGTGGTTGGTTCAAGTGCACCTAGATCAACATCAGCACGCACAATGTATGCTTGACTACCTTGCCCTAGATAACTATAAGCAGCCATTAAACCATATTCGCTGGTTTCGGCGCCTTGAACAATACTATTACCGCTAGTAGTAAATGTAGGATTGCCAAAGTACTGTGTAAGTTCGCGTTGACTTGTTACACGCACTACTTGGCCTGCGGTAGCACTGGTTGTATATGCTGCAATACCGCTTGTGTTTGTTGGATCACTTTTATTTTCACGTGTAGCTATAACTAGTAAAGGAATAGTTCCTGCGCCCGGAGCACCGTATGCGCTTTCATCTACTACACTTACTTCTACACCTGGAGATACTAATACCATTTGTTTGCTCCTCTGGTTAATTACTTTAAGTATTTACCAAAAGAGCTATATATTCGTTAGAAAACGAAGATTAACCGCGTACTTAATTATCTTTTATGCTGTAAGGATCAATTTGACCGATCAGCTGATGTGTATTAAACACCAAATCTTCAATTGTTCCGTTATTATCAATGGTAAAGTCTGCCATCCATTGTTCAAGGCTCATTGAATGTTTCGACTCAGGCGGAAGATAGTCGCTGCGGTCAATCCAAATAGCATAATCAAATACGCCGGTGTTTTTCATAGCATGGAATTCACGCTTATTGCGTAGACCGCAATAAATGTCATGTGCTAGAAAGATTTCTCTACCTAAGCGACTTGCATCAGGTTCATTATAATTGCAGATAGCATCATACCATTCTGCTCTGTGATTATGCCGATCAGCGTAACACTGTTCTTCATTAGCATATCCATACTTGTCCTTTAGCATATCATAGATAAACAGTTTCGAACAAAAGCGACTACTGCTTTCAAAACTATATCCGTAATTGTCACGCAAAATTTCGCAGACAGTATCTTTGCCATGGCGCCCATGACCGATTATTAAAAGTTTTAATTTCATCTTCATCGTTACATATTAGTGTAAGATAACGACGTTGTCAACCAATAATTACGCCCAAGCCAACACTACCATCGACATAAGTTTTAAGCTCGTCGTCTAGTTTTTCAATAGCGGCTTGTGCATCGGATCGAAGTGCGTCTGCGTTCAGACTAGTTCCGCCTTGCGGGCCTGCAACAGTATTAAACTTTCCTCTGGCTTCTGCTAATGCTAATTTAGCATATGCGAGTGCTAGTTCTTTAATCCACGGAGCACTATAAGGATCTATTAACAATTCTTCATTACTTCGTAATTTGTAAACATGCAAATAAACTGTGTCTGCTGCTTTAACACGACGATGTACTGTGAGTTTTTTGTTTACTGTATTCCATGTAAACATAAAACGTTCGCCAAACAATCGACCTAATGTCTCTCGATGTTGCGCTAGTGCATCATATGTTGCCATGCCGCCGGCTCGCCCGCTGTACAGCAAATAGTTGTTTAGGTATGCTGTCTCAAAAGGTTCAATGTCACCGCCAGCACTACCATTAAGTGTGCCGCTTACACGACGATATATATCTTTAACTTCAATTATTTCTTCGGGTAATGTATAGTCTGCAGTATCTATTTGTAATTCAAGTGCAAGAAAAGTTTCTTCGACTGCGTTTTCTGCTCGCTGTCTATATTTTTCAAAAGCTTTTCGTATAGCCATATCATAGTGTTCGGGGTCCAATTCGACGTCGACCATTTGACCGCCTAATCGAAGTTCAATCTCTTTTACAAGTTCGTCATACTTTGCCATACTAATATTTATCGCTTATAATAATCTGCAGTATACTTCATTAACTGCTTTATTTGTTTTGCATCTTTAGGAAAACTCTGTCGAAATCTTTGATATACCGGTAGTTCATCTATATATTTTTCTGGATTTCGCAGTGCATCTTCAGGATTTTCAGTGTCGCGCATTTCATCTGCTAAGTCGTGAGCATATGCCATTAGTTCGTGCGGATCACGCAAATACATTCGCATTAGATCTCGCTCAGTGCCGCCAGCACTTTTCTTTTCAACACCTTTCATATATCCGCTTTTATAAGTTGTTAAAACTTTGGGATCAAACTTGTCGTACTGATTCCAATGAATCGTTTCGTGTGCAAGCATACGCATCAATATCTTTTTAAAAGTTTTCGGACCATATGTGCCTTCTAAATTTTTGGCATGTAAAAATACTCGAACACTTTTTCCTTCTTTTGGATCCCAATCGGCGGCTGCACTTATCCATTCATTGGGATCTTTACGAGGAGAATAATCGGCAAT